CTTCGAGGGAGACGGGGCGCCCGATGACGAAGAAGCCGCACCCCGCGCCGGGGGTTGCTCGCGTCCAGGTTTGTAGCTCCGGGGCGCGGCGCGGTCAAGGATCCCGCGGACCCAGTCCCGCACGTCGACGCCGGAGCGGTGCGCCGCGACGTGGATCCGCTCGAGCAGATCCCGCGACATACGGCAGTTGAAAGAGTGGAGGCGCCCGCCGCGAGGGTCTTTCGGGGGCCTTCCGATGGGCGCAGGCGTGGATCGACTTTCCGGACTCAAAAGTCACTCCTCTTGCGCGTGACGGTACACGCGTCCCACGATCCGCGCAAGTGATCGACGGGAACGGCAGGACATACGTGGACGAGGCCGCCCCCCCGACGCGTGACCTCGACTCCCCCTGGGGGGTCGAGGAGCGAGGTCGGAAAGGGCTGCGCCCCGCTCGTCTGCCCGCCGACCCCTTCGCCGGCGCCTCGTCCAGCGCGGCGCCGCGCGTCGTCCGGGTCGCCGACCACGAGTACGACGGCTGGATGCAGGAGCTTCGCGACCTGCAGGCCGCGGTCGGGGAGCGCGTCGGTTCGCAGGAGTTGGAGGAACGGGCGTCCTTCATGGACTCCTTCAAACCCTCCGGCATCGGCAGCGTGCGGCTGCGGCTCGGCGGACACGAGTCGGTGCGGCGGCCGTCCGAAGAGAACTGGATTATCTACGCCTGCCTGCGGGTGCTGGAGTCCGCGGTGCGCTCGGTGCCGCTGCGGCTGTGGGAGAGCGACGACCGGGAAGCCGACGAGCTGCCCAGCGACCACCCGCTGTACGACCTGTTCCGCAGACCGCACCCCTCCATCTCCGGCACGGACCTCAACGGGCGCGCCGTCGTCGACTTCAAGAACGACGGGGAGGTGTTTTGGTTCCTGTCCGGCGACCCCGACGTGAAGGGGGAGGCGCAGCGACTTGAACCTGACAACGACGGGAGGGTCGACATCCCGAAGTCGATGATCCCGATCCGCGGCCAGTACGTGCGCCACAATCTTGACGACTTCGGTTTCGTCAAGGAGTGGATCTACCAGACGCACAAACGGACCGAGGTCACGTTCCCCGTGGAGTCGGTCTTCCACATGAAGGCCTACGACCCGTGGAACCCGCTCCGCGGGCTCGGCGACGTCACCGCCGCGCTGCGGTACGTGTCGCTCCAGTTCCAAGCGGAGCGGTACATCGACGCGCTCATCAAGAACAGCGGCAGCCCCGGTGGCACGATCGAGATCGAACAGAAGCTGACGCCGACGCAGGAGCGGGAGCAGCAGCTCCTCGCTGACGAGCGGCTCCGCACGCAGCACGCGCACCGTTGGATCATCGCCGGCAAGGGCATCAAGTACAACGAGTTCAAGAACAGCCCGCGTGACCTCGAGTTCCGCATGCTGCTGGTGTGGGTGCGTGACCTGATCATGGCGATCCTCGGCGTGCCGCCGCCGGTGCTCGGCGTGTACGACCGAGCGACGTGGAACAACATCAAGGAGGGGCGTCGGCAGTTCTGGACCGGTGGCAACGGCGTCCTCTCCTTCATGCACTACTTCGAGGACTCGCTGCGCGACCACTTCTTCCAGCGTCTGCGCGACGAGAAGTTGCGGCAGGTCGTCGCCCGCTTCGACACGTCCGGCGTCGACGACTTGCAGGAGGACAACACCGACAAGCTCAAGGTGTTCCCGCAGCTCACCAAGGCCGGCATGACGCCGAACGAGGCGAACGAGGCACTCAGCGTCGAGCTGGACCTGCCCGACGAGTACGGCGACAAGCGGCTGATCGACGGCTCGGTGGTCCCGTTCGATGGAGTTGGTGTCGTGATCGAGGAAGGCAAGACCCCGCCCCCGCCGAAGCCCGGCAAGCAGGCGCGCGGTGCGCTGCAGCGTGTCGTGCTCGGCAAGCACAGGTTCGAGACCGCGGTCCGCGCGCGCGACTGGATGCGCTACCGCAAGTTGCGGATCGACAAGTACCGGGAGACCGTGAGCACCCACGTCTTCCGGCAACGTCCGACCGAGGAGTTCGAGCCGCAGTCGCTCCGTCGTTTCCCCGTGGAGGACGGCGTCGACGTGGTCGAGGGGCGGCTGAAGAAGGTACACCCCTGCGCTTTCGTCACTGGTCACGAACCGGATCCTGAACGGGAAGGGACCTCGAAGATCGAGAGCGAAGACGGTGGTGCAGGGGAGTCTTCAGCGGTGGCGGATCCCCCTACCAGCGGCGGCGCCGAGGGGGATCCGACCGCCCTGACCGACACGGCCGGGCTCGACGGGGACGTGGAGGTCACGGGCGACGACGTCGAGGCCAAGGTGCGCGCGCTCTACGTCGCGTCCTTCGAGGAGAGGGTCCTCAAGCCGGCCGACAAGAAGTTGTTCGCCCCGACGAACAAGTGGATACGGCGCTACGGGCTCAAACAGATGGAGAGGATCCGCGCGTACGCACGGAACGGCAAGAGCGCGTGGGGCGCGACGAAGGCCGCGGAGGCGTGCGGGTTCGACTGGTCGACCAAACTGGACGCGTCCACCCTCACGGCGGCCGACATCGAGGTCCTGTTGCTCGAGCTGGCGCCGTGGAAGGCGCGGTTGATCCGCGAGATCAGCAAGCCGTGGGAGCAGGTGTTCGCCATCGCCTTGCTTGACGCGGCCGAGGAGCTCGACACGCTGGCGATCCCGATGAGCGACCCCGAGGTGGTCGCGTTCATCAAGAACAACGTCATCAAGTTGTCCTCCGACGTCAACGGCACGCTACGCGAAGCCGTGAAGTCGAAGCTGCTGGAGGCGATGCGTAGCACGCAGACGTCGGGGACGCTTCAACAGATCCTCCAGGAGACGCTCGACCAACATCCGAACCCGCTCGGCGAGTTGTTCGGCACGAGCCGCAGGGCCCGCGCCGCGCGGATCGCACGCACCGAAGCGGGCGCCGCGTCGAACGGCGCGCGCAACATCGAGCACAACCGGGAGGGCGTCACCGAGACGAAGTGGGCGACGTCGAAGGACGAGCACGTCCGTAAGTCGCCCGTCGCCGGCGGCGTCGAAGGTCACTACGGCCTCGACGGCAAACGCACCCCGATCAAGAAGACGTTCGTCAAGGGGATAACCCTTCGGTACCCGCTCGACCGGGCGGCCCCGCCCGGGTGGATCGTCAACTGTCGCTGCGTCGCGATGCCGACGAAGCGCAAGAAGAAGTCCATCGTACAGTTCGTCGTCGACAGGCTTCGGCGACTCGAAAGAGAGAGGACGGCCGCCTGATGAGGACGTTGACCCCGCAAGAGATGAACGTCGTCGCCGGCGTCGCGTCGGAGGCGGACTTCGACTCGATCGCCGACGTGGAGTTGCGCGCGCTGCGTGCCGACGAGGAGGTGGTGAACTATCGTTACGTCCCGACCAGCCTGATCGAACGAGCGTCCAGCAGTGACGTCTCGAACAAGGGGCCGGTGGAGCACGTCGCGTCCACCGAGGAGCAGGATCGCATGGGCGACCGCATCCTCCTCGCCGGGTGGCAGCTCAAGACGTTCCGCAAGAACCCCGTGCTGTTGTTCGGTCACCAGTCGGGGATGCTGCCCGTCGGGCGCGTCGTGAAGATCGGTCGCGGCTTCACGCCGGCCGGCGTGCGCGCCCTCGTCTCCAAGAGCACCTTCCACGCGAACCTCTCCGAGCACGCCAAGCTGGTCGAGCGGTACGTGCGTGCTCGTGAGCTGCCGGCGGTGTCGGTCGGGTTCCGTCCGATCGAGATCCACTGGCCGAAGAGCCCGGAGGAACGCGAGAAGCTGGGGCTCGGGAGGCACGGCATCCTGTTCCGCAAGCAGGAGTTGGTCGAGCTGTCCGTGGTGACGGTGCCGGCCAACGCCAGCGCGCTGATGAAGTCGTTCGACGACGGCGTGGCTGCCGGGGAGTTCCCGCAGGTGCTCGTCGACGAGTTCCGTGCCGCCGTCCCGCTCGACGAGAAGGCGTGGGGTGACTTCATCGAGGGACGCGTGCGCGAGTTCCTGGAGCGCGGCGGCGCCGCGGAGGAGTTCGACGACGTCGAGGAAGCCGAGGAGTTCGACGACGTGGCCGAGTGCGACGGGGAGCGGTTCGTCGAGTTGACGGCCGAACCGGGCGAGATGGCGGTCGCGACGATCAAGGCCGTCGACGCACTCGCGGACACCGTGCGCCTGCTCGTCGACGCGCAGACCGCCCACACGGAGGCGCTGAACACCCTCGGGGAGACCGTCGAGTCTCTGAGGGACATACAGGACTACCCGAGTCGCGGTGCGGGCGGTGCGTCTTTGAACGCGGAACCGAACGCGGAGCCGGGCGACGGTGAGGAGATCGACCTCGACTTCGGCGGTGAGGTCCTAGACCTCGCCGAAGAACTCAAGCAAGGAGTCGCGGACCTGCACACGTCGGTCCGCGCGGAGGCTGAGTGATGACAAACGACCCGAACGCTCAACTGTCCACCGCGACAGTCAAGGCTTTCGTCGATGGTCTCAGCGAGGAGCTGAAGACCAAGCTGACGGAGGTGGCCGGCCTCGTCAAAGAGGTGCAAGGCGAAGTGGCGAAGGACCGCGACCGCAACACGGACGAGATCGAACGCCTGTCGCGCGAGATCGCGGACAAGACCGAGGCGGTTCGCGCCGACCTCGAGACGCGCGTGGGGCGGTTCAACATGCCGCACGCCGAGGAGCTGCTCCAAGCTCGCAACCCCGACCAGCGTTGGATGATGTCGCGCTTCCTCATCAACGTGAAGAGCGGACGCGACGTCGAAGACTGGCCGGACGGGCCCGAGAAGGAGATGCAGGTCGCGTACTACGACCACCTCGCAGGTCACAACGACCCGGAGGTGCGCGCACTCGTGGCCGGCGGACGTCTCAACTCTTCCGTCTGGAAGGCGATGGCGACCACCCCCGCCGAGGACGGCGGGCACTGGGTGCCGAACAATGTCCTGTGGGATCGTTTGATCCCCGCGGTGCAGGCGAACTCCGCAGTCATGAAGGCCGGCATCACCGTCCTTCCCGGGCTGTCCGGCACGGTCGACATCCCGAAGCTGACCGACGTCGTGACCGCCTACATGATCGGCGAGAACGAGCCGCCCACCGAGTCGCAGCTCAAGACGGGGACCCTGTCCTTGAACCAGCACGACATCGGCGCGCTGCTGATCGTCTCGAACCGGTTGCTGGCGCAGTCGGCGGTCGCCGTCGATACGATCGCCCGCGGCCGTCTCGGCCGGACGCTCGGCCTCAAGCTGGACGAGCAGTGCCTCATCGGCACGGGCAACGACAAGCAGATGGTCGGGATCCTGGAGCACCCGAACATCGGGGAGGTCGATTTCTCCGGGTTCGGCATGACGACGGCCGGCTCCGGTTCGACGTTCTACGAGCTGCTCGTGGACGCTCAGGACTCCCTGCCGATCCAGGACCTCGGCGACGACGCGGAGGACGCGATCGGCTGGTCCCCGGCGTGGATCTTCTCCCCGTCGGCGTTCCGCTCGATGCGCAAGCTGAAGTCGGCGAACACCGGCGCGGACCACCACGAGTTCCAGCGCATCCTCCTGACCGAAGGTCGGATCCGGATGCTGCTCGGCGACCCGTTCTTCCGCACGTCGCTGCTCACCGCGACCACCGGAGGGACCCCCTCCGTGGCGCGCAGCCACGGCGTCTACGGGAACTGGGCGGAGTTCTTCCTCGGCCAGTTCACCCCGCTGGCGATCGCGGTCTCCACGGAGTACCGCTTCAGTCAGCGCCAAACCGCCTTCCTCGCCACCATCGGCGCGGACTGCGGGGCCGCCCACGAACTCTCCTTCACCAAGATGAAGAGCATCCCGCACGCGTAGGCGGCGAAAGGAGTCACTGACATGACACGGTCACTCAACACGAACCCCTCGGACTTCCAAGAGACCAAGCAGGCGATCGCGCCCGACGCGTACGTCATCGCCGCGGAGGCGGACGGTCTCGACATCGACACCCTCGGGTATCGGTGGGCGGAATACATCCTCAACCTCGGTGCCGCGGCCGACACGACCGCGGTCCTCAACATCGACCCGCAGGAGGCGGACGACGACGGAACCGGTGCGGCCGACACGTACGCCGACCTGCCTGCGGCGCTGATGCCGGCGAACTTCAGCGGCGGCTCGGACGCGAGCGCCGTCCGCCGGCTGGAGTACGACCTCGGCTTGCGCAAGCGTTGGATGCGCTTGCAGCACACCCTGACCGTCGCGAACTGGGACTACGGGGCCGTGGTCGTCCTGTCCGGACCGAAGGATACGGAATGGCTCCCGGCGAAGGCGACCGCTTTCGCCATCTCCATCGTGGCGGCTGCGTACGCGTAGTGCCCTGATCCCGGGGGCGGGGTGCGTGGGGATTGCCCTCGCACCGCCTTGCGCGCCTCGCCCCTGCTTCAACTTGACATCTGAGGTGCGAGGATGAGGTGCGAGGACGATGGTCAACGAGAAAGAACACCCGCGGTTCTGTGAGGTGGAGCCGGGCTCCAACCTGCTCTACCCCGAAGACTTGGTGCCGCCCACGCCCGGAGCGCGCTGGCGCGGCGGCACGGGGTACGTCGTGGACACCGGGCAACCTTGGGAGGAACGATTGCTCGACGGTCAGTGGCGCAAGCTGCAGCCGTCGAAGAAGCGCAAGCCCCACCCGATCGAGGCGCGGTCCGTGCTCGCGTGGATCCGTGAGCTGGAGCGCAAGCTGGCGGAGGAGGAGGAACCGACCAAGGAGGAGGAGCTGGTCGCGCAGGGCGTGGACGGCGAACCTGACCACGAGGAGGGCGACGGCGAGGACGAGGACGAGCTCGACACCGACGGCGACCCCGAGGACGAGGAGGAAGGTGACGCCGAGGAGGCCGAGAAGGAAGGGGCCGAGACCGGATGACTATCGCGCTGACCACGCTCGCGCGCTTCAAGGCGTTCTACGGTTCGACGAAGTCTGCGGACGACGTCGCCGTGTCCGCGTTGATCGACCGCGTGAGCGTGGCGATCGAGCGCGACCTCGGCCGCACGATCCAGGCGACCGGGCTGGACGTCACCGAGGTCGACTGGTTGCCCCAGTGGGCGCGGACCGTCTTGCTTCGAGCGTTCCCCGTCACGGAGGTGTCGTCGGTCAAGTACGCGCGCACCGCGCTCGACTGGTCGGCCGTCGACGCGCTCACCGTCGGGACGCACTACTGGCTCGACCTCGACCGCGGCGTGGTCCACCTCGACGTGAACACGAAGTATGACCCGACGTGGTACCAAGTGATCTACAAGGGCGGGCTCGCAGCGAGCACCGCCGCGCTGATCGCCGACACGTCGCTCTGCGACCTGGAGCAAGCGGCCATGATGCAGGTCGCCTACTACTGGGAGCGGCGTGACAAGCCCGGCGGGTCGAAGACGATGGAGGGCGGGTCGGTGTCCTTCGACGGAGCGATCAAGCTGCTCGAAGGTGTCCGCGAGCTGATCAGCCCGTTCAAGCGGGACGTCGGGGGGCTGTACTGATGGCACCCACACCCGGAGTGTTCCGCCTGGTCATCGACCAGCGCACCCTGCGCGCTCACTCGAAGCGGCTCGCGAGGCTCCCGCAACGGCTCGCCGTGGCGTGGCGCAGGCAGCTCCGTGTGATCGGGGACAACGTCGTCACCGAGATGCAGCGGCGCATCCGTGGCGGCGGCGCGCTGCGCAACCGCTCCGGGTTCCTCAAGCGGTCCTTCGGGAAGCGCGTGTTCGGTCGCCAGCTCGGCGAGCTGCGGTTGATCGTGTTCTCTGCCGGCATTCCTTACGCTCGCATCCAGGAGTACGGCGGGGTCGTGACGCCGAAGAGAGCGAAAGCCCTCACGATCCCGTTCAAGAAGTTCAACCTCACCCCGGCCGGCGTGCCGCGGTACCCCAGCGCGGCGCAGTTCAAGCTCGCGCACCCTGGCGAGACGTTCTTCGTCCCGAAGAAGGGCGGCGGCAACACGATCGGCACGATCTTCTGGCACCGGTTCAAGGGGCTCGGCGGTCGTTCCGGTGCGTCAGTCAGGGGGAGGGGCAAGCCGATCCCTCTGTGGACTCTGGTCAAACGCGTGAAGCTGAAGCCGCGGCTCGGCTTCCGGCGCACGTGGAGGAAGATGCGGAGCATGAACATGATCAAGCTCCGCGGTGCGGCGCGCCGCACGGTGCGGAAGTTGGGGATGTGATGACTCCGACATCTTCACACACCCTAGACCTCGAGCTGCCGATCGGCACCGCCGTGACTCGCGTGAACGCGGGGGTCGACAGCGACCCGCGCAGCGGGTACGCGCGCGGCCGGTCCACGTCGTACCAGGAGCCGCGCACCTGGGCCGTGCAGATCCCCGTCGCCACCCTGTCGGACCTCAAGCGGTTCCAGGAGGCGGAGGAGGACTCGTACGGCGGCGCGCTCGCGTTGACCTTCACACCGCCCGACGTGGGCTCGTCCGTGGCGGCCTTCATCGTCCCCGGCTCGTTCCGCTACCGACACGTCGCGCAGGACGTGTACGAGGTCTCGTTCACCCTGAGGGGAGACCCGGCGTGACGTACGGCGAGAGCAGCGGCGACCCGGTGTGGGAGCAGATCATCCAGGACGTGCAGACGGCCTTGGAGGCGATCGTCCCGCCGAGTTACCAGACGACCGTCGAGCTGGTCGACCGCTTCGAGGACAACGCCTACGAGGTGAAGAAGCGTCCGGCCATCCTCATCAGCCCCGCCGTGCTGACTCCGAGCTGGGACACCAACCACATCACCTCGTACGACATGGAGATGATTCTCCGCGTCCTGCTCGACCCGGGTGACGACGTCGAGAAGAACGTCGGCAAATTGATCGCCGACGTGATAGTCGCCCTGCAAGGTGCGGACAACGGCCAGCGTGGCGGGCTCGCGATCGACACGCTGACCAGCGGCGAGGCGGAGTACTTCACCTTCGTGGACCGGGCGTCCGTGCACGGCGCGGACTTGCCCATCACTGTCAGGTTCCGACACCTGTCCGCGGACCCCACCCAAGCGATCTAAGGAGTAGAGACATGGCACACGACGCACACGTCGACAGGCTGCAAGAGGTCGCCGGGATCCTCGAGACGGACCCCGGCACCTACATCGGCGACGGCACCTTGCTCGCCGCCGCACAGGCACAGCACCTCATCGAGGACCCGCTTCTGCGGTGGGACATCAACGTCGTCCGCCGCAACATCAAGCGATCTACGTACACCCCGCTCCAGCCGCTGGCCGGACTCAAGCGGGGCAAGCTGACGTTCAGCACGGAGATGACCGGCCGCAACCCGGCGAACGGGGCGCCGGACTGGGCGATCTTCCTGCGCGCCGCCGGCTTCGCGCAGGAGACATGCTACGCCGTCGCGATCGGCGCGGTGTCGAGCGGCCCGGTGGCCGGCGGCACCGTGCTCGCGGTGACGGACTCCGGCGACACGCTCAAACACTACATCCGGGTGGTGAACGAGCTGCGCAACGGCGCCGGGCACCTGCTGTTCGAGCGGCTCGCGTCCGCCGGGACGATCGTCAGCACCGACAAGATCAAGAGCGAGGACCTGGTCACGACCTACGCGACGGCCGCTGCTGCCGGGCAGGCGACGATCGGGTTGGTGTGGTACCCGGTGTCCTTCGAGACGTTCGAGGCCAACCTGGAGAACTTCGGGACCGGCGACGACTTCGCGGTCGGCGACATCATCACTTCCGTCGCCCGGTCCGACTTCATCGGCATGGTGATGGAGGACACGAACGACGACCCGGCGACGAACGACCGGGTACGACTCAACTACCGTTGGCTCGCCGGCGACCAGCTCCAGAGCGGCGACGACATCGTGAGCGGCGTCAAGACGGCCGACCTCGCCGAGGCGCCGTCGGTCCACTGGCAACCGACCCTCTCGACAGCGTTGCTGTCCGACGGCCTGCGGGAGATCATGAAGGGCGCACGTGGGTCCTGCTCGTTCGGTGGCAACGTCGGCGAGCGGTGCATGATGGGCTGGGACTTCGACGGTGCGTTCCAGGACGTGGCCGACGGGGGCAACCTGTTCCCGACCACGTTCGCCCTGCAGGTCCCGCCGACCTTGCTCTCGACGAGCCTCAGCATCGGCGACGACGACAACTACCCGCTCGACTCGGCGATGTTCACGCCGAAGGTCAAGGGGTTCCAGCTCGCGATGAACAACGAGGTCGCGTTCCGCACGGACTCGAACGAGTCGAGCGGCATCGTCGAGGCGCGGATCGGGAACCGCGCGCCGACGATGACCCTCACCCTTGAGCAGGTCCTCGACCAACAGTTCGACTACGTGCAGAAGCTGATCGACGTCGGCAAGCTGCGGGCCGAGTTCCAGGTCGGGTCGAGCAACGGGAACCTGTTCCGCATCTACGTCCCCGGCGCGATCGTCACCGGGGCCGACTCCGGGGAGGACGGCGGCGTGCGGACGCGGACCGTTCAATGCGACCTCACCAGCGGCTCGCAGACCGCGGGCCAGGGGGACAACGAGCTGTACATCGTCTACCAGACCGCCTCGCTGCCGTCGTAGGCGGTGCGGCGCGACAACACGAGAGGTGCGAGACTATGGGCATCGTGGCAGTCGATCCGGAGGCCAAGTGGGAGTACGTCCCTGAGGCTTTCGGCAACCGAGATGAACCGGAAGACCGTCGTGTCGTGGCGGTCTTCCGGGTCATGGACGCGCGGACCGAGATGGAGGTCTTCTTCGACGACGTCCAGCTCCGCGTGAAGCAGAACGACGAGGACGAAGACTCCTCGCCGAGCGTGGTGACGGACGGGTACGGTCGCAGGAACATCAAGATCCTGCGACACTCCCTCCACGAACTGCGCAACTTCCGGCTCAACGGGGAGCTG